AGTCTCTTGTCTCTCCTAAGAAAAGTAACTCATAGTCTATCTTATCTAAGTCATCATTTCTAAATATCTTTTGTACTCTAATGTGGCCTTCTCTAAATTCTGCACCATCAACTAGGATTTCTGCATAGTTTTTCTTTGTTACATCAAAGTCAATTCCGTCTACCTCAAATACATTTTCAAAGAAGTTGTTATTATGTCTAGTAGCTGGAACTCGGAATGTCTTAGAGAACACCGAAGTAGCATCTGCAGCGGTTATATCCTCTATAGATAAGGTCAACTTAATAGGTTGAGTCTTATATAGGTCTAAGAAGAGTGCTGTGTTCGAGTTTCCTTTTTCTTTGTATACCTTAAGTTGTATCATATTATCCTCTTTGTGATTTAATGTTGTTGGCTAATCTGTAGTTAACTGTGTATTGAAATAGCTTGTCCTTTCTATTAGTCTTTTCTGTATACTTAGAACTTAATAGTTGTATAGGAACCCATTGGTTTGCATATTCACCAACAGAGAATCTTACCATTACTGAGGCTGATTTAAACATAGACTCTAATAACTTTGCTTCTTCATCATTTAAGAAACCTGATGTAGCTGTCCAGTTCTCGTTGATTGTTTGGCTATAAGTTGTAAAGCCTCGCGATTGTTCATCTACTACATACCTTGTTTCGTTATAGTCTGCAGCTTCTTTAAGGAAATTATTCTTTTTAGTAACTACCATCTTTTCATTTCTTTTAGTAAAGGTGATTTGATCTCTAAATCCTTCTGAGTTCATCCAAGCAAATTGTATATGATCATAGTCATTACATGGCGTAGGTAGAACATTATACCTCTGTATTCTCCATGCTGCTTCTGACATGATAGGTGTTTGTGATTGCTCGTCAGTTGCACAGTTAGTAGGTGATAGTGGTGTATATAAGACTGGCACTATATAGTAGTGAGTAGTGAGAGGATTTAAGGTACCTTGTGGAAAGTTAGCAGGTCCTGTTGCAAGTGTAATTACATTAAAGTTACCTGTTGGGATTAAGCCTTGTCCTAAGGTTATATTAGGACCACCGCCACTTGATTGTGTATTGGCTAAGGTAGTTGTATTAACTATGCTACCTGCTGCATTACATTGTAAGATATGAAAGGCTTCTATACCTCGTGCAAGTGTTGAAGCTGGATAGGGTCCTGCTACTCTTGAGATAGTTTGCCAAAATGATTTAGTACACTGGTCTCCTGCATATACATTCTGTACATCTATTCCGCCAGGACTTGGGTAACCTCCATTAACTGTAAGTAAGTTATCACCAGTCTCTGTGTCTGCTATAGTCCATTGGTTATCTGATAGTGGTCTAGCTGCAAAGTTAATATCTGTACAACCATCTACTGTACCGTCTACTATAGGGATGAAGTTAGCACCTTCGTCAAAGGGAACTTGCCAATAGTCTTTAGCTCCTCCTAGTGTTGTATAGATTATAGGACTAATAGTAAAAGGTGCATCTAGTTGACCATTGGTCTCTGTAGTAAATGCTATCTGATATTGTACTAATTCTCCATTAGCTATTCTCATCCTTGTATTCTGTTGGGCAAAGCCACTTGCTGAGTAGTGTAAGCCATCAATGTTGTTCTTACTAGGTTCTATCTGAGACTGTAATATATTTTGTATATCAAAGATAGCTCTTGCATACCTATTAGGCGATTGTCTAATGTCTGCTATCGGAGTTGTCTGACCTACTATAGTGATCTGTAAGGCATACTTTTCTTGTGAAGCTGTAATACCATCTAGTGTTATAGGGTTTGCACCATAGGCCATGTCAAATGGTCTGTAAGGTGTTTGAGTTGCTGTTATTGCCATATTATATTTCTATATTATTTAAGACTGTTTCGATCAGTCTGTCTTCTATATCCTGTATGTTAAAGAATTGTCTAGCAGGTAAGCCAAACTTTCTAGTCTTGTATTCATAGTCTCCTAAACTAATAGGACTCTTAATTCCAAAGGGTTGTTCTGGTTCGCCACCTGTAGGCATCTGATTAAATGGAGTTCTTGCTTGTGGACCTACACCATAGTTCTGAAAGAAGCCATAGTCGTTCATCTCTATTTGAAAGCCATACTTATCTAATAAGACCTTAACACTTCTCTTAAGGCTTCCACCGTTGACTGCTGCTACTGGTGCATTCTCTCTAATCTCTGTTGCCAGTTCAGTGGCTAAACTTTGTATAGCACCGTCTAAGTCATTGATCTCTTCTATCAACTCTTGGAATATATCGAAGTTACCTTGATCAAATGCCATTATATGCTAGGTGTGAAATATCCTTTTAGTGATGTACCAGTTAAGATTAAAAACTCATCTTCTACTACTGGATCGTTAAGCCAATTCCATGTAATGAAATTACCGTCAGCAGCATAGTATTGGTTAGACCATTGTGCTGTGAATGGTGTGTCAACTCCAAGCTGAGGTTGTACTTGTGGCCAGTTAGTTATAGTTACTGGAACAATCTGACCATTATAATTATAGACCATCTCTGGATTACTAGGCCAATCTCCTTTGTCTAAGTTAAGTCTTGTGTAACCATCTAAAACCCAAGTCCACGTGCCATCAACTTGAGGTCTATATAAGTTAAATGGTTCGTCAGGTCTCCAACCATTCTGAGTATCTAATACAACGGTCTGTGCTTCGAATGGAGACTGTTCATCGTCTGGTTCGAATTGCTGATCCTTATTAGAGACTACATGTAGTTGAAGCACACCTACTGGAGCTGGAAAGTTAGGGTTGAAAGGCGATATACAATCATTGATGTTTGTAGGTACTGTAATACTTAGATTAGCCGTAGCTCCTGCAAGATCATCTTGGAACCTTTCATAGAATGGTGTATAACTTAAATCGAAACTTACTTCGGGTTGATCAGTGTAATGGAAATATAACCTAGCGATTACATCATCAATATACTGTATACAATCTGATTGGATTGCTAAGAAGTTTTGATAGGGATCTCCTTCTTCTTCTCTTGCCATGTCCATTACAACCATGTTAAAGTTATAGGTTATCTGTGTCTGTGTTCTAACATGTGCTGCTGGGTTTAAGAACAAGTAAGGGTAGTCTGCATCATTAACATCACCATCACTGCCTTCTGCTCTTGTCTTAATATCTGATAGTTGGCCGTAACCAAAGTCTACCAACATCTTGTGGTCAAAGGTTATTTCTTTGATTCTATCTACTACGTCTTTGTAAGTCATATTCTCTTTGTTTCTTTAATTGTTGAAAGTTCTCTGCGATCTGCTTTCGTTTCTGGTAAGCCATGAAGTTTAGAGTCGATAGGAGTGGCTGTTCTGTTATACTATCTATCCACAATAGGTTCTCACTCGCTAAGCTACACACTATAGTATACCATCCTGATATGATATCATTGTGGTCTATTGGTTTGTCGTTGTCTTCTTCTTGGTCTTCTTCTCCTTCTTCTAACAGGCCAAACATCTCTGCATATTGTCTATAGATCCATGTTCTGTAATCTATCCATCGCTCTATCTTCTGTAAGGCTTCGTCAGCCCAAGGGGTGTCACCTAAGATAGTAAGAGCCTTCTTAATAGATTTGTCAAAACCTTCTGAAGTCCATACATCTAGATCAATCCACTGGCCAAAGTTAATAGTGGCTAAGTCTAAGTTGTCTTTAGTATCTCGCCTCTGATTCATTAGGCTAATACAGTAACCTACCATGATTTGTTGTTGGCCTAACTCTATATCTTGCAGGTCTCTCCAGTCGCAATCAATTAGACCAGCTATTAGTCTTGGGAAATGGTCTTCTACTTGCATATCCCAACGTGCCAACTCTTGCCACTTATCTACTGTAAGTCTGGTTGGAAACTTGTATTGCTTATTGTCTATTGTGATCTCAAACATATACTATTAAATATATTATTGGTTAATTTAGAAAAGTCTGTTGCCTATCGCCTTCCCATGACGGTATACATACCATAGGATTTGTTTTGTTTACGGTTGTAGTTAGCAATTCCAAGGCTTATAATTATATCATCATGAAATGGCTCTCGAGCGGCATAGATGACCGATCTAGATTTTGGTGAGTATCTCATCTCAAATACATCTAATTCATTCTGAAGTTCTGGTAACAGTTTAGGACCCGGGATAACGATAGACTCTTCATGGAAATCTAGGATTAGGCCTTCTATTATTTCTTGCTTGGATTTGTTAGTGGTTTGAAAGGCATGTGTATCTTGATGTTTCTTTTTAATCTGTTCTATTACTACTGTACCCATAGAATTGGCTTCTACCATTAGGGTTGCATTATACTTCTTGGCTCTTAACACTATTTGTGAGATCATGGTTGTCCAATCTTTCTTGTTGTCTCTGTAGATATCTATTACTTGTCCTGTCTCGTCGATGAATGTAGCAACTGTGTAATCTGATTCCTTTCCTAAATCTATTCCTGCAAATATCCTTCCTTTAGGTTGTGGGTATCTGTCAACCATGCAAGCTGTATAGTTCTCGAATACCATTGATTCTCCTTGAACAAACTCTCCTTCATACTCTGCTTTAAAGATTGCTTGGGGTAAGGTTTTCTTTGCTGCTTCTATCTCTGCCATATCTACAAAAGGATTTCCTTTGTATGTCATTCTATATGAGTGGTAGTTGGGGTGCTCGTTTGAAAGACCCAGTTGATACATTTCATAGAAGAAGTCTTGACCTCTTGGTGTACTCATTAAGATTACTTTCTTACCTCTTACTAGGACTGTTGGTTGTATTGCACTTCGCCATCCTTGTTCTTTTAAGTATGCTGCTTCATCTGCTATCATGAAATCAAAGGTATAACCCCTTAAGGAATCATAGTTATCTGCTGATCTAAAATAGATTACTGAATTATTATGGAAGTGTATCTCGTAAGTAGAGTAGTTTACTTTCTTTGTTATCTTTGCTAAGGCTATGGCATTATGGAGTTCTTCCATTACCTTTCTTACTTGCATGTATGTTGGTGATATGAATGCTACCTTTGCTCCTCCGTTATTTAAGGCAAAGTATAGTAACATGTTCATACCTAACATTGTTTTCCCCGCTTGACGGCTACTTACTAATGTATAGTATTTGCCATCTGTATTAAGTACTAAGTCTATGAATTCTGCTTGTGTCGTTGTCGGACTAAATCCCGTTGTCTTCATCTTTTGATTCTAATGTTGGTCCAAATCCAAATTTAATACCTTTCAATAAGTTCTCACCATCTCCATCTGTTAGAGCTTGTTGACTTAACTTAGGTACAAACCTTTCCGATAGAGCCATAACAATCTTCAGTGCTTCTTTAGGATCTTCCTCTGCTACTTGTTCTAGCTATAGAGATAGATTAGTAAGGTTCCCTTCTAAAAGCATTCCAAAGGCCTCTTTCGTTTTCTTAGTATAATGGTTTTGTGAACCTTTCTTTCTACCTTCTGGGTTTCCTGATTCTCCTGGTTTAAACATTGTCTTCTTTGTTCTTTTTAATAGATTTCTTTAGGGATCTAACTGCTTGTTTTAATCCGTCTTCTGTAGTAGCTCTTACTGTATATTTAATACCGTCTACTTTAAATTCTTTTTCTTTCATTGCTTGCTTCGTATTTTTCTAATTCAAACCTTACTCTATTTACTGTGGTTGTTAAACACTTTCCACATCCATTTGGTCGTTTGTTTTCTTGGGTTACTGCATTATATATTTCATACAGCTTTGCTTTCTTTTCCTTATCAATAGTGTTGTTATGATATAGGATTCCTTTGTGCTCTTGGCACCAGTTATAGTGTTCTATTGTCATGCTCTATTCATTTGTCTATTAATTAAGTCTGCTAATACCGCTGCTATTATACTATTAAATATAATATGGTCACTTCCTGTAAAGGCAAGATAGGGTAATGCACACCAAAAGGTAAAACATAGTGCACAATTAAATGGCTTTCTATCTAACTTTGTCTTTTCTAATATTGTATTCCATATTGGAAGTTCTTGTAATACAGCACCTAAACATGCTATTCCTAAAATTATACTAAAATTCATATTCTATTCCTTGTGTTTTTAATGTTAATTGTATATGCTCCTTCGCTTCCTTCACCGCTCGTGCGATGCTCGTTCTCGGGATATTGCTTTCTTTAGCAATTTGTGAGTAGTTTGGTGTTTCAACCCATCTTTGAAACATTACAGAATTATACCATTGTCTATTACCTTCGGTTACCATGTCTTCTAAGATACCCTCGATCGCTTCTAATGCCTTATCTATATCATCGTTATATTCACTATAGTCTCCATAATCAAAGCCTTCTGGTAAACCAAACACTCTGCCTTTTTGATGGGCTTCTGTATAGTATTGTGAGCTTGAACTCCAATAACTTCTGTGAATAATACCACTAAGAAACTGCATAGCCTTTTTAGTATCTACTAATTCTTGTGCTCGTTCATGCATCATGAATTTGTCAATAGCAAAATGAGCTACTTCTTCGAATTCAGGATTCGATTTACATATCTTTTTAGATAGTAATATAATGTCATGGTATCTTTCTGTTAAAAAGTTATGCATATTCTTTAATGGTATCTTTTAAAATAGAGCATTGTTCATATAGCTCTTCTGCTTCTAATCTTTTAAGATCTTCTTTCATTATCTCTATAGCTAGTTCATGGTCACCATATAATCTCATATAATGGACCCATACTATCTTACGTAGATCTGATTCATGTCTTACTTTGCGCATATACTTGGATGTAAATCATATCTTAATTTCAGAAATTTGTATTCTGATACGCCTAACAATGGTTTTCTATATAGTTCTTCCATATCCATACCTTCTACATAGTCATGGGTCATTTCTTGTGATACTATTCTACTTTGTAAATAGAAATGTATTGCAATCGCTCTAGGATCCGTAATGTATACGAGTTTGCCTGGAGGTGTTTCCTTGTTAGTCTTCTTATTAGTAAACAAATGTGGTAGCCATTGTATAGCCCAATGTGATCCATGCATACCAATTCTAAATACCTTTCTTAAGGCTTCTGCTTTAAGATCAACATCTGTCATGAAGGATTTCCAACCTAATACATTTTGAAAATCCCTATCTCCCATATTATATACTATATTTCTATCTCTGTCTCTAACAAGTGGTTGCTTATGTAAAGTCATTATGAAACTAATCAACACTAGCTCTCTGTCATCAAACATATCCAGATTGTCATTAACAAAATCTGGCACTTGCAACATAATCTTATATTGTCTTTTCATATATAGTATATATTAGAATAACTTAGTTAGGTCAAATGCAGGTTTGTCAGCATTCTTAAATAGTTTCATACCTTCATCTGTAATACAATAGTTAGGATTAGATATTTCTATTCTACCATTAGGTCTGTCTGAATATCCTATCACATCACTAAGTCTTCTAAGATGACCTAGTGCAGCCAATTCTTCAAGGTAACTATACCATTGACTATTCTTTGGTTTCTTCTCTATGTTAAACCTATGCAGGTTCTGCTTTAGAATATCATTTACTGAAGAAGATAGAACTCCTTTGTGTAATACATGTTTACCTTTAGAAGTAATGTTATAGATTACTCCCATCATTATGTGATGTTCTGGTGTAAAGGTATCGAAGTTAGGATTGAATACCTCTTCGTATAGATTGAATGTTGTGTAAGTTTTGTTGCTCATAATTTGATTGTTTGTTTTTAGTTATACAGTTATTGTTTGATTTGTTTTAAATTCATAGTATCTAGTTGCTTCTTCTTCTTGTTTTTTAAGATCTTTGTATATAGTTTTGGCTCTTTCAAAACCCTCCTTCCATACAGAATCATCTCTTAAAGATGATAATGGAATGGTATTGCTATTTTCTTCTTCTTTAGAAGAAGTATTTCTGTCATCTAATGAACACTGAGGGCTATTAGATATGAACACTGGGTAACATATCGTGATAACTCGTTTAGTAGGTCTTAGTATTGTAGAAGTATTACCTCTTGTAGTGCTTGTAATTAAACCAGCTTTAATTAGTTTAGTTTTCATATTATGAACAGTAGTCTTTTTACATCTAAGTATTTGACCTAACTGTTCATTAGTCATACAACAAGCATCTTTCTGTTTTCTAAAAGAAAGTATCATTGTTAGTAAGCCTATTTCTTGAAAGCTTAGTTTAATTTTGAATTTAGTTTCTACTTTCGAAACCTTTTCGTAGGGAATGGTGAGTGTTTTGAGCATGGTATTGCATTTGTTTAATGTTCATAATAGTGTGCCGTTATTATTTTGTTATAGTATATCTATCCGTTAAATCTTGATGATTTTCAGGAAACTACAATTATTATACATTTTAATTACAAAAGGTTTCATATTATGAATAGGTTGGCATAGTATGCTACCCTGTCAACAGAGCCTAAAAAAGACCCAGGGAACCCGCCATGTCAGTCGGTACCTGGGTCTTAAACCATTAATGAGGTGTTAAATTAATTTGGCACTAAAACATCACCTCGGTTTTTAGTAACAGTTAAGATTGCCAGTGAAA